CCACCTTCAATTGTAATACCTGCACCATTTATTACAGCAGATGTACTATTGCCACTGTCAAGTACAATGTTATGGTCATTTAAATTTACAGTTGTTGAGTTTACAGTAGTGGTTGTTCCACTAACTAACAAGTCACCTGTAACAGTAAGATTATCATTAACTGTTGTTTCAGATGTAGTATGTCCTATAGATATTGGAACAGCCGATGTTGCTGTTCCGATTGTTATTCCATTAGATGTATTAGAGTTATCTATGTTTAAAGTAGATGTACTGTCTAATGATATATTAGAACCATCTACAACTAGTGTACCATCTATGTCTGTATTATCTAAATCGGTTGTTCCATCAACATCTACACCACCACTAATGTCTAAAGAAGTAGCTTCTATTTCACCACTTGCTTTAAATATTACATTGTCACCACCTGATACTTCAAAGATAATTTGATTATCAGTACTAAATTTAATTAGATTATCATCATCTCTACCTACAACTAAACTTGTATTTTTAACTGACTCAATCGTTGTTTGAGCAGTACCTAGTACAAAGTCAAGTGTGTTATCACTGTCATCATAAGAAACAGCAACACCTGTTTCTGTATTAGAACCAACCATAGCACCAACAGTGTCAGATATTGTTTCAGCTAAAGTAACACCAGCAATAGTTATTGCATCTGCTTCAAGTGTTCCATCAATATCTGCATCACCTGATATATCAAGTGTTGCTGCATCTAATTCTCCACTTATGGTAATATTTCTACCACCAGTAATATCTTTATTTGAATCAGTTATAATTGCTTTACTAGCTATGACTGTTCCATTTGTAATACCATCTATAAGATTAATATCTGCAGCACTTGCTGTAACTGCTGTTCCATCTATAGATAAAGCATCTGTTTCAAGTGTGCCATCTACATCAACATCTCCTGAAATATCTAGAGTAGCAGCGTCAAGTTCTCCTGTAATGGTTATGTTTCTAAAACCTGTTACATCTTTGTTGGTGTCAACTACAACAGCTTTAGATGCTGAGACTGTACCTGCTGTAACCCCATCAATAGTTTCTAACTCTGCTTCATTTATAGATGCACTACCTATTATAAAAGAACCACCTGATGTTATGTTACCACTAGATGTAATAGCACCTGAACCAATAGTGCCTAAACCACTAACATTACCACTAGTATCAAATGTGTAGTTACCATCTGAAAATGTACCATCAATAGTTAAATTACGAACTGTTCCTATATCTTTATTAGCATCTACAACCATAGCCTTACTAGCAGCAACAGTACCTGCTGTAATGCCATCAAGCATTTCTAATTCAGCTTCTGATAATACAGCACCTGAACCTAATGTAAATGAACCACCTACAGTTAAGTTACCTGCTACAGCTAATGTAGAACTAGCTACTGTAGAGTTTGGTGTTAAAGTAAGATGTGTTACATAAGTTCCTGCACTTGCTATATCATTACCAAATGTTAGTGTACCACCATCAGCTATATTTAATTTCCACTCATCTCCTGCATCATCACCTTCATCAGCCATTAATGTAATAGCTAATCCTGCACCCTCAGTTGCAGCTATTTTTAATGAATCAGTTGTAGCTTCATCATAACTAATTGCAACATTTGAATCTGAACCAAATATTAATTGCTCATCATCGACAATTAGTATATCATCTGAAAACTTAAAATAATCTTCATCTTCCATCCATGCAAATACACCATCAGATGTTTCTCCATCGAATGTTATTGTTATATCTGTTCCTGCAGTTGCAGCACCAAAGGTTAATGAATTACCTAATAACTTAGTTATAGGACCACCTTCGTTAGCAGTTCCATCGTGTGTATGTCCACTACTTGCTTGAAAGGCTGCTAATATTTGGTCAAATTCATCATTGGTATGTGCTGCTGTAATTACGTCACCATCTGTATAAGATGATTGTCTTGTATACGTTGCTCCCATTTACCTTCTTGCTCCTAACTGATATTCTAATTGAAATCCTTTTAATGAGTATGGTGCTGTTGTAGCATTATCATTAACTCTCAATGCAACTGCAAATCCTGAACCCTCTACTGATTGTCTTAGTAATGGTTGTGATGCACCACCATATGTAGGTGTTCCATAAGTTGATGTGCCGTATATAGCTACCACATCTTCAGAATCTAATGCATATGCTGCAGGTCTTGAAGAGTTTCTATCTTCATAATCATATCTTACAAACATATCAGCATTAATAGCTGACTCAGGTTTATAGTTTACTATAACTCTTTGCATATGTTTTCTTATTCCAGGGTCTCCAAAAGTTAAATCAGGACTTCTATATCTACCTGATATTGTTGTACCATCAAAGTCATTACCTTTTTCTTGTCTGTGTACAAAACCATCAAAACCACCATGTATTGTTAACACATTACCTGCTTCAACAAAGGTATCTGTACACGATGGTTTTATACCTCTTAACTCAGAAAATTCAAAGCTCTGTCCTTTCATAACACATATTACACCTTTTGTATTATCTTCAGCCGCACCTTCTTTAGAAAAGAATATTCTATATTGTGTTTTATTAGGTATTACAATTGATTCAAATAATGCTGCATCAACTAAATTTTCATCAAATATAGATTGTACGTTTGCACTAATAGTTCCAAGTTCAACGTCACCAATTCTTGCTGTACCTGCTACTGTACGTAATCCATCAGGTCCTAGGAATATTAAGTCACCTGCAAATTCTTGAATTGTATCACCGTTTACACATCCAATATTTCTTGTAACAGGTGTTACTGAAAATACATCAGAACCACTTCCTGAACTTCCCGTAATTTTAAATATTCTGTTTTCACAAAATATAAATAACTCACCTCTAAATGCTTTTATACCAACAATAGTGTCATCTACCTTAATACTTCCTGCAGGTAAACTAGCACTTGAACTAAATCCATCTTCATTTAAACCCTCACTAAATACTATCTCTTGAGGTGTGCTAGACATACCAGCATAGAACATATGGTTTTTAAATGCAGCTACAAATTTAGCACCCTCTACACTTGAAGTTGTAACATCTGAAGCTGTTAAAGATGTGTTAAATATTGTTGGGTCATTTACTCCATCAACAACAATTAACTTTTCATTGCCATCAAAGTTATATCTTTCAAACGAATACTTACTAGCATTTGTTCTACTATTATCTCTTTCTGTCCAACTCTCTGAAACTGTATCATCTATTGCGTGTGCTGCAGCAGATGTTGAACTTGTTGCTCTTGTTACACCCGTAAATGTTGACGATGTTTTTCCTGTGTAAGTAAATATTTCTGAGTTAATTTGTAAAGTACCACTAGAACTAAAGCCACTTGTACTATCTACTGAAATAGTGCCTGAACCTGCCATGCTTGTACCTATGAGTATTTTACCAGATAGCTCACTTGAAGCTGAACTAAATATTTTTTCACCTCTAGCAGCTATTATGTTATTATTAAAAAATGCTACCATTAAAACTTTTTCGGTACTAGCTGAAGTTTGAGGTACAATGTGATTGCAGTGTTTTCTAAAACCGTTTATTCTTCTATACCCACCTTCAATGTCAGGCTCAAAGTTTAACAACTCAAGTGCTTGTCCTGGTTGCATTATAAACGTAGAACGACTTTTAACTAACCCACCTTCACATACAAATGCTGAAGGAGAAGTTTGCGATTGGTCAGGCATATTAACTTACTCTTGTTGTTATATCAGACGTATTTGAATAACCTTGCCTTGGTATAAATGTAGACCTAATGTAGTCAAATCTATTTACCAATAGCGTTTGCATATTCTTTATACCTTGCTCAAAACGTGCAAAGTTTATACCATATTGTTGTGTCTCACCTCTATACTGATAAACAAATGCTGTAGCACCATCTGCTATAATAGGTGCAAATCTATCAGGTATAGTTGTTGTATCACTATGTGCTGTCATATCTGTTGGAAAAGAAAAGTAATCGTACTTTATAGAAAATGATTTTGTTGGGAAAGGATATAATATATAATTATTATCAGGTGTTCTAATAACAGATTGTGGTATACCACCTCTTTCAAACTGTGCAACTTGAACACCACTATCATGGGCAGATTCTGTTGTTCCATTAGCCCCTCGTGTTACACCAGTAAATGTTGTTGAACTACCTATAGCTGTGTATGTTACTTGTTCATTTCCTATAAATAAAGTACCTGCACTATTAAATCCTGTTGTGCTTACAACTGTAATTGTAGTAACAGAGTCTGTATGTGATGTACTTAATGTTGTTGTACTTATTTCGTCTTCTTGAGTTATGTATGAATTTACATAATCATTATAATCTGTTGTTCTTAGTTTACCACCACTAGTTGCTAAGTCACTATCTTTAACTAATCTAAATGTATTATAGTCAACTGTTTTAGCATCTGTTGGTATACTATATTTAAATGTTCCAGCAGTTAGTGTTTCTGTCTTTGTTGTGTGATTAAAAGGATATTGAAATTCTTTTTGATTAATAAATCTTACGGCTTCGTTAACAGCGTTCTTACATTGTGTTTGAATACCTCTTGAAGAAGTAAAATTAGAAGATGTTAATTGCACTTCATTTAAACGTGCTATTACTCTATTTGTATGTGTAAGAAAACTTTCAGCCATGTCCTATCCTAAATGTAATGTAAGAGGGCAAGTTGCCCTGCCCCCTTAGTAGATAATTGAGTTACGCTAATGTATCTCTGTCTACTTCGTCAGCAGCCATTGTGCCAATGTCATCAATGTCCATGCAGATAGCGAACAATCGGAGTTTACCCCCTGTTGTTGTGCCTGTCATAGCTTGAAGTTCAATGTCAATAGTATCTGAAGTTCCACCAATAATAACTGGAGCATAAGCTGCAGGAGTAGGAGCATAATCACCTACACTTGCACCATCAAAGTCAAAACCATCAACAAAGTTGTCAAGGTCTCCACCTGTTATGCCAAAGTCAAAATCGGTATCAGTAGAAGTACCCGCATGGGCTTCTGTAACTTCAAATCCCGCATGAAGTATAACAGTATTCGCAGGAATAGTTAATCCTGGAATAACATCATTTGCTGCAAGAGCAGTTCCCTTGTCAGTTACTGCTTGAGCAAAATCTAGTGTATGTTGAATAAAGTATGGTTGTCTACCTCTAGAACCCATACCTCTAGCAACAGAAGTTGTATTATCGCCTAATGCCATATTATATTCTCCTTTACGCTAAGTGATATTTTGCTCTAACAAGAGCTTCAGGTCTAAGTATCTTTCGACCATACAAATGCATACCTCTAACAATATCAGCAAAAGAATCAGGGTCTCTATAAGTCTCTGTTTTGTTGATTTGTTCAGCAGTAGCTACAGCAGAACTATGTCCTGCCACAATCACACCATAGTTTGTTGAACTGTTTGTGCCTGTATTTGAAGGACCTGTTCCAACAGCAGGTAGATTGTTAGATTGGTAAACTTTAAAACCGTGTAGGTTATTAAGAATTAAACCATTCTGAAGACCACTTCCACCGAAATCGGCATCAAATAATCTTGAGTCTTCGTCTTTTAAAACCTCAATAAATACTGGGTCTAAAACTAACCATCTTCCGTTAGTATCTACATTTTGTTGGTCAAGTAATCTTGACATACGAGCAATAACTGTTAATGGGTGTCTATCACCAGCAGCAGGGGCAGCAGTAGTAGCTCCACCTGTTCTAGGTTGGATAGCAACAGCATCACCTGATGACCCACCAAAATCAAGAGCATCAATTAACATTGATGATAATAATTCGTCTGAACCAGCAGTTGAAACAGCTTTTGAGCCATTTACAGTTGAGTTTGCAGTATCAGCAGCACCATGTAATGCTGACTGTTTAAAACCTGACAAGTAACCAAGAACGTCTTGGTCAAATTGGTCAGATAGTCTATAAGCAGCTCTATCACTAGCTAACTGTTGAAAGTTAACGTGTGAATGTGCTTCTTCGATATCGTCAACCTTAAATGCAAAGTAATTAGCTTTGTCAATTGTTAGGCTGAACTCTTCATCGTCAAGGTCTTGAGGTGTAATTGTTGTACCTCTTGTATAAGCCTTAACTGTAATTTCAGGTTCTTTAATAACCTTAACGGAATCACCCATGTTAGCAATTTCTCCAAAGTAATCAGAGTTAGTGATTGCTTCAGAAATAGATGACTTGCGAAATGCAAGTTGCACCTGTTTGCTATAGATAATGGGGCTAAAATTTCCATTAGGTAGATTACCATAACCTGCCGCAGTAGAAAATGCCATTTTATATCTCCCTATATTATAAGCATAGTTTACAGATGCGAACATACAAATGTAATAACAGGGCTGATTTACGTTAGGTGCATACCATATAAGCTGTACATTCTTATACTTAATGGGCTAAGTTTACCAGGTATTCTTTAAAACTTTTTGTTGTTTGCTGATGTTTGTAAGCAAAGGTATCACGTATCTGTGGGCTTTGCTTACAGTATTATATATAGTTATATACATAAATTACTGTTTGTCAACAGTTTCTTTTGGAACTTCAACAAAAGTAAAGTTCACACTAAAGGAACGTCTTTCTCCTTTAGTCTTAAATGGATAAACACAATGAAATAATTCTGCAGGAAATATATAAAAATCTCCTACTTGTGGTTTAACCATAAAGTTTGTTTGACTATATCCTGAAGGTGTTCCATGAGCAAATTGTATATGTCCATTTGCAGGATGGTGGTCTTTATAATCTTCTTCCCACTCTTTCTCTATACCTTTAGGTAGTTTCAAATAACCAACGCAAGACATTCTAGCACCTGTGTGAATATGTAATGGATTGTATTCATTCTCAAATTGTCTTACAAACCATCCTGAAGCTATTTGTATGCCATGATTATATTTATCAATATCTAGTTTACTTGTTCCGAAAGAATGTCTATACTCAACATAGTTATGGAATTTACCTATAAATTGTGCAAACTCATTATGCCATAACTTTTCTATTTCTTTAGTAAACTTTAATTCTTGTTTTACTTTACCTACAAGATTATTAGACCAATCTTCTAAGTTAGGGTCCATTAACTCATTCATCTTTCGTAAGAAAGCTGGAGTCATTTTTTTGTATCCCATTACAGGACCAAAGGGTGCTATGTATTCTTCGTCCTTTTTAGGAACGTATATTTTACTGTTATGTGCCATTATATAATCCTATCTAGCTGAACCAGATATATCATATATAAATGAACCACTACGTATAGATTCCATTATAACTTCAGAATTTTTTTCGTATTCTTGAGCAGACATTTTCTGAACGTCAGACTCTTTAATAACACCTTTGTTTTTGTCTTGTGGTCTGCTTCTCATATTCTTTGTAGAGACAGACTTTGCTACATCATTTGATTTTTTAGATGTATCTTTTTTAATATTATTATCTATCTTATATAAATCTATAGCTCTTGCAGCAGACTTAGCATCACTGTCATTTTCATATAATGCATCTTGAACCCACTTTGGTTGTTCTTCTGCCCACTCGTGAAACTCATTACTCTCTCTAATGTCTGCAAAATCAGGATGCATTTGTAAAAGTTCTGCTTCAGCTTTTTCTTTAGTTGCAGAAATTTTCATTTCATCAATTGCTTTTAGTTTCTTTTGTATATCAGCAGATTGTTCTTTTGCTTTCTTTATTGCAATAGTTTCAACAATAGCAGCAACATCAGGATATTTAGAAACCCAAGCATCTAAGTCTTCTTCAGATGTAGGTAACTTCATTTCTTTTTTTGTTGCATCAGATAGTTGACTTTCTAACGCAGTTATTTTTTCTCTAAGTTCTTCTGATTGTTTTTGTTGATGTCTTCTTAAATCAGAGTATCTCTTCTTAAAAGTTTTTTCTTCAGGACTAGATGGTTCTTCTTCGTTACTACTGCCTTCTTGTTGTTCCTTTAATAAACTTTCTAATTCTTCTTCTTCTTTTTTTCTTTTGTCTTCTTGCGAGTAAGGTTTACTTGCAAATGCAACTTTTTTAGGTGTTGCTTCCTTTGTCATAACTAATTCTTCAGCCATGTTTTTTCTCCTTTGTTGGGGTCAGAGTAGCCATCACGGGGTATGAGTAGCCAACAATTTAGGTAGTTATCGTGTACCTAAACCACGTCTTACAGTAGTCTGTACAGGTTTCTTTAGTTTTATTAAACCCATAATGTCAGGTCCTAGTATTTTAGATAGAACCCTACCTTCTGCTGTTCCTTGTAATCCTCTAACTATTTCTTTCTCGTCTTCTGAAAGAGATGCATATCTCTCACCAAATATTTTAATTAGTTCTTCCATTTAATTTTCCTACAATATAACATAATGGTTCTAGTATTGCTCTTTCAACTGCACCTAATAAATGTCTCTTGCCTTTTTTCTTTAGCCAAATATCAGCAGTTCTTCGTCTTGCAACACCTTCACCCCACCATCTTACTATTCTATTTGATAATTTATCATCTGCATACATATAACGTACAACAGGTTTAAAAATAGTATGATACCCTATTTGATAGTGTTTGTCAAGTGTTTTACTTTGATTTAACCAAATTGTTTGTCTGAATGAACCAAAGCCGTACTGATTGTTCATAGCAGTACATACTATTTTATCGTCTCCACCACTATCTTCTTTTTCTTGTTTTTCTTCTTTAACTACTTGTTGTACAGCTTCTTTAACAGTCTTACCACCTTCTTTTGCTTTTACTGTACCACCAGGTTCTCTTGTTCTAATTACAGAACCTGCTTCAGCACCTGATACACCAGATGTAATATTCTCAATTCTTTCTGCACCTCTTTGTGCTTTTTCAGATGCTTCTCTTTCTTGTCTATCTTTTTCTGCTTGAGCTTCTATAGCTTGTCTTTCAGCTGCTGCCTTATCAGCCGCTGCTTTATCGGCTGCTGCTTTTGCTTCTGCTTGAGCTAGTATAGCTTTTGCTTCTGCTTCTTTTCTAGTAGCTTCAACTTGTATTAATCTTTGTCTTTCTTCTTCTTCAGCTTGTTGAGCCATATCTGCACTTCTTGAATCATCTAACATTTGTTGTGTTTGTTTTACAGAAGGTCTCTGTATCTCTGTAAATTCTTCCATACCTGGGTCATCAACTGTATCTTGTTTCTCATCAGGCTCAAAAAAGAAACCACCTCTTGTCGTATTAAAAGCACCATCAAAAGTTGTTGAGTAA